GGAGCGGATTGAGCCGTTCACGTCAAAGTCGGTGGGCAGAGCCGTCTGCATATCGTGAGCAAGGTCGCCCATGACGCCGTTGATGTCCTCTGCCATTCCTTCTGCGGCTTTGACCGCTTCATCGCCGTTGTCGTCAATGGAGCCTGCAAGACCCTTGACCAGCATTTCACCGACCCATGCCATCTCCTTCGAGGGCGAATGGATGCCGAAGAAATCGCAGATACCGTCCCAGATGGAGGAAATCCACCCGGACACCTTGTCCCACAGCCAAGAGGCAAGCTGGGTAATACCGTCCCACAGGCCTTTTACGATATTACCGCCGATCTCCACGATCTTATACATCAGAGAACCGAAGGCTTTCACGATACCCGCAATGATCTGCGGCACGGCCTTGACGATCTCTACGATGATGGTGGGCAGGTTTTCAATCAGTGCAACGAACAACTGCACACCTGCCATGATGATTTTATCGATGTTTCCGACCAGAGCATTGACAATGCCGGAGATGATTTGCGGAATCGCCTGCACGATGGTGGTGATGATCTGCGGCAGGGCTTGAATGAGAGAAATCAGCAGGTCGATGCCCGCTTGAATAATGAGCGGTATCGCATTCAGCACCGCGTTGATAATACCGTCAATGATTTTCGGAATGGCTTCCACGATTGCCATAATGATATCCGGCAATGCGGCAACAAGCGAGGTCAGAAGCTGAATGCCTGTTTCAATGATCTGCGGAATCGAATCCAGTAAAAAGGTAATGATGCCGTTGATGATTTCCGGCAGAGCGGCGATCAACACGGGGATTGCGTCCAGAAGCCCTTGCGCCAATCCCGTGATAAGCTGCAGCGCAGCATCCAGGAGCATCGGCAGGCTGTCCACCAGTCCTTGTACGATGGTGACGATAGCCTGCACCGCTGCCGGAATGAGCGTGGGCAGCGCATCCGCAATGCCGGTCACCAGCGTGGACACCAACTGAACCGCAGCGTCAATAAGCAGGGGCAGATTCTCGATCAGCGTGTTCACGATGGTCATGAGTGCGGACACCGCCGCCGGGATAAGCTGCGGAAGCAAAGAAAGCAGCGTTTCCAGCACCTGCGAGAACAGTTCGGTGACTGCTTCCAGCAGTGTGGGCAGCAGTTCACCCACAGCCGTCAGCAGGGCATCCAGCGCCGTGGGCAGAGCCGCCACGATGTTCTCAATAACCGGGGTGATGTTCGCCACCACGGTCTTGAAGGCATCCACCATGTTGTTGCACAGCAGCTCCATGTCAGCGTCCGCATCACCAAAGCCTACGATGAGGTTCGACACGGCGGATTTCAGTGCATTGACAGAGCCGGAAATGGTAGCTTCGGCTTCCTTGGCAGTTGTGCCCGCAATGTCCATGCTCTCCTGCATGACATGAATGGCTTCCACCACATCTGCGTAGGAGGAGATGTCATACTTGACGCCGGATATCTTCTCCGCATCGGCAAGCAGTCGCTCCATTTCCTGCTTTGTGCCGCCGTAGCCCAGCTTGAGGTTGTCGAGCATCGTGTAGTTCTGCTTGGCAAAACCCTGGTAGGCATTCTGAATGGAGGACATATCCGTACCCATCTTATTGGCGTTGTCGGACATATCCGTAATTGCCATATCCGCATACTTTGCGGCCTTTTCGGTATCGCCGCCGAGAGACTGGATCAGGCTTGCAGAGAAGCCCGTGACCGTTTCCATGTACTCATTGGCAGAGAGTCCTGCCGTTTTGTATGCGTTGGCGGCATACCGTTGGATCTCCTGCGATGAGTCTTTGAACAGGGTGTCAACGCCGCCGACCAACTGTTCATAGTCCGCATAGGCAGCGATGACCTCTTTGCCGAGCTTCACGGCGGCGGCACCTGCGGCAACAGCCACGGCACCGAGTGCCACACCTACGGTTTTGAGAACCTTGCCGAAGCCTTCAAACTTACTGCCGGATTCCTCCGCAGCCTTGCCGCCCTCCTTGATGGCTTTCTCGTTCTCGTCCAGCTCACGGTTCATATCGTTGAGGGCGGCTTCGGCATTGTTGAGTTGGATCTGCCAGTTCTGGGTGCGGCGGTCGTTCTCCCCGAAAGAGGTGGCGGCATTCTGCAGAGCCTTGCGAAGGGTGTCGATTTTTGTAGTCTGCTCATCGATCTCTTTTCGCAGCACCTTATTCCGTGCGGCGAGTGCCTCCACGGATTTATCGTTTTTATCGAACTGAGAGGTGGCGAGCTTCATTTCGGAGCCGAGCACCTTGAAGGACTGGTTGATGTCCGCCAGCGCTTTTTTGAACTCCTTTTCGCCCTCAAGACCGATCTTCAGTCCGAAACTGTCTGCCATGTACCGTCACCTCCTTAAATGCCGTCCGGGATAATATCGTCAATGTAGTGTTCGTGAGCAGGAACAGCCTGTCCGTTATACTGCTTGTGGCATTCCCACAGATCCAGCAGCAGACCGAACGGCATCAGCCACACTTCATCCTGCGACAGATGAAGGTGGGCAAGGCCGTAATAAAGAAGCCGGGTAAACAGCTCCGCATCGGAGACCGTTACCCGACTTGTGCGTTTTTTGAGTCTTTCTCGCTTTCCACATTCCGCTTGGTGCCCTTATAGAGAGCTTCCGTAATGGCGGTTTTGTATCCTGCAAGGTCGAGTGGCGTGGTCAGAAGCTCCACCACATCCTCGGTGAGCAGCTCCTTGGGATGCCCCTTATCCTTGAGGTTGTGGATGAGGATGCTCTGATTTGCCAGAAGCGTGATCAGCCACACGATCTCACCAATAGCCATTTCAAAATTCTCGGACTTCATCAGCTTCTCACCGAGGTTTTCCAGCCCGCCATAGCGACCGGCGATCTCCTTGGTGGCCTTGGTTGTGAGGAGCAGCGTGTACTCCTCGTCACCGATGGTGATGACTGCGGTTCTTTCGTTATCCATTGTGCGTTACCTCCGTTAACCCTGTTTTTCGGGTGTCGTGGTATAGGTCGGCTCATAGACTTCCTTATACCAGTTCGTGATAGTCGCAGCGGTCACATCGCCCTCCAGTGCCTCCGCTTTCCACGGGTGCTTGCCGCCTGCGTCTGCCTTGTTGCGGCGCAGAATGGTGCCTTCAATGGTCGGCGTGAAAAAGGTAATGCTGTCGCCCTTGGTGGCAAGGTTCGTCGCCGGAATACCGAATTTCACGCGGTACAGCCAGTAATACTTGTACTTGCCGTTGGACTTCTTGGCACGGAAGCCTACCGCCACAGGGTCGCCGCCGTCCTCGGATGCGGAAATCAGCACCTTGTTCTTGTCAATAGTCGCACCCGTGAGGTCGGATGCCGCCGCAGAGCCGATATCGTCAATGCCGAGGGAGAGTGTGCCGGATTTGAATTCCTTCACGATCTCCGAAGCGCCGTCATCGGCATAGAGCGTCGCCTCTGCCAGTTCCACCGAAAGGTCAGCGGAGATGGCTTTGGCAAGCTGGGACGGCGTACCGTAGGTTTCCTCACCGGCGTCGTTCTCGGTGATTTTTGCGTAATACAGTTTGTCAAGACCGATAGTCGCCATAACTTATTCCTCCAGTTCGTAGATTTGCGCCACATCAATGGCGTAGTGATGATAGCCGGTTTCGGTCTCAAAGCCGATGTACCGGCGGTCGGTAATATAAAAATCCGCACCCAGCATGGCTCGGACGAGTGCATTTTTCAGTTTGGTGTAACTGCCCTTTGTGAAGAGGGACAGCCGTGCCTCCTGTGTCTCACAGCCGGGAGCGTTGTCGGCGTGAAGCTCAAAGTTGTCCGATAGCGGGGTTATCACAAAATAGGTGTCCGGGGCTTTGCCGGAGAACACACCCGTTTCCACTGGAACACCGCAATGCTCGGCGATGGTTTGTAAATCGGATAGAAGACTCACAGCTTTTCCACCTCCTCATCCAGCGCCTTGGTCATGGCATCGATGCATTCCTGCCGGGATGCCGTTTTCGCAGGTTTCAGAAACGGTTTTGCGGGCTGACCGTGCTTGCCGTATTCGAGAATGTTGGCCAGCTTGGCATTGCTGCCGCCGTCCGAGCGTGGCTCGGCAAAACCGACCTTGATGTCGTGGTTGCCGTCCCGGTTCAGCTTGGAGGGCGAAAGGCCGAGTGCGCCTTCCAGTTCGCCCGTGGTGCGGGATTTGAATTTTGTCCCTCTGCCAATGACGGAGGAAAGATTGCTCTTGACCCTTTTCAGCACGACCTCGCCACCGGCCTGCAGGACGGTATCTGCCACGCTGTCAAAGTTGCTGCCGAGCTTGGATATCTTCAGAAGGAAATCCTCCGGCATTTTCATATCGCACTTAGCCAACGGTCGGCACCTCCTTCTTTGCCAGCAACTCAATGTACATCCCACGCCCCTTTACATCCTCCACGGACATAATGTCGTAGCGACAGTCATCGCAGATGAGAAACTGGTCGGTAGTGACCGTCAGCCCAGGAATACATCGAAAGCGGAACAGGTCGGTCGCTTCACTGAATGCAGCGAGGTTTGCCCACCGCTGACTGCCGTGCCGACCTTCCCGGTACACACGGACGGAAGCGAGGACTTCATCCTCGGAATGGGTAAAGCCCTCGCTGTCCTTGACTTGACGGCTTTCCACGATGTCGGCAAAGCCGTTCATTTTTCCAAAGCTCATACCTGCCACCGCCTATCCAAGCGGAGCAGCAGATTGACGGTGTTCCACACCTGCTGCGCCGCTCCGGTGTTATCCGCAAAGAAGCCGCCCGTGCTGCCGTCCCGGCTTTCATAGAAGTGGGACGACAGCATGATGACGGCTTGCTCTGTGGTGGCTGGCATAGGGTTCTCCGTGTAATAGCCCTCCGGGATGTGCTGGTAGCTTTCGGCGTAAGAAACAGCGGCAGTGATGTAGCCTTTCAGCAGCTCATCATCCGCCGTGTGTTCCAGGATAAGGTTGGCTTTCACTTTGGAAAGAAGCTCGTCCATCACCGCCGCCTCCTCTCATTAACCGCCGGAAGAAGCGGAGCCTTTCTGCTGCAGTACCTTGATGGCTTCGGGCAGAATGAGCTTGCCGTCCAGGCGCTTGGATGCGATGAAACCGATCTGACCGGTCTCCGCAAAGCGCTCGTTCAGACGCTTGAAGGTAATACCCAGGCGGTCGCCGATCCAGTAGTAGTTGAAGTCGCCGAAAGCAACGGTCTTCTGACCGGCCGCCAGCTCCGGCGCATAGGGAGAGGTGTAGATACGCTTGCCGAGCAGCGTATCAAAACCGCCCTCGTGCAGAGCGGGCTGCCACAGATACTGGCCGTTGGAGTCCTTCAGCTTGCGGATGTTCTTCATGGTGGAGTCATTCAGAAGCCACACGGCGTTCTTGCGGTAGGCGCTGTTCAGAGAGTAGAACAGGTCGATGAGCTCATCGGCGGTGATGGCGGTCGCAGAACCGGCCGTGACGCCAAGCTGACCGCCGCCAGTGGCATTGAAAATACCCGTGGGCTTGCCGCTGCCGTCGCCGGTGAGGAACGCCTCTTCCTCCTTGTTGCCGATACGGCGGGCGAACTCGGTGCGGAAGTAGGCTTCCAGGTCAAAGGCAGAGTCGTTCAGAAGCTCCTCGGACACCTTGATCATGGTAGCGACCTTGTGTGCGCCGATGAGCTGCTGACCGAAAGCATCATCGCCTTCGGGAATGGTGCCTTCCTCATCGACCCAGGCGGCAGTGCCCTTGGTGGCGACGATGGGGATCTTGTGACTGCCGGAGGCAGTGGTGATGACATGAGCCAGGCTTCTGACCACATTCTCGGCTTCGAGAGACTGCACCAGCGTCTGCTCAAATTCATCGGGGACGAGGTAACCGCCCTCGCTGTCCACGCCTTCCTGCAGAGCATTGCGGATCTCTGCGGTCAGCATACCGCCCTTGGTACGTGCCTGCGCCCAGAACGCCTTCTTATAGGCATCGGAAGCACGGCCAGTCTTGGTGTCCACCTTTGCCGTGTCGGGCTTCTGGGTGATGGGGGTATTGACCGGAGTGTTCAGCTCACGCTCGAAAGCGTCCAGACGCTCTTGGCGCTCGATCTCACGACCGAGGTCGACGATCTCCTGTTCCATCTTCTCATAGGTGGCGGTGTCCTCGGCGGTGAGGACGCCCTTATCGCTTCGGTGGGAGTCGAGAAATGCCTTCGTCTGCTCCCAGGTCTTTGCACGCTGTGCGCGCAGTTCGTTGATCTTACTCATTGTTTGTATCCTCCTTAAGGTTTGATAAGTGCGAGTCTCTTTTCGAGCTCGGAGATGGGTGTGCCTGCACTTTTCGCAGGTTCGGACAGTGTGTGATGGCTCTTGACCTTGGACATGAGCGAGTTGGTGACGGCTCTGCGGCTGAACACGAAGCTGTCCTCCGCAGCGGCGCTTTCACCGTCTGCCTTGAACAGCAAATCATCGGCAAAGCCCAGCTCCACAGCCTTGTTGGCATTCATCCAGGTCTCGGCATCCATGAGGTGGCTGAGCTTGGCACGGGACAGGCCGGTCTTGATCTCGTAGGCATTGATGATGCTTTCCTTGACTTCGGAGAGCATATCGATTGCCTTCTGCATCTCCTCGCTGTCACCGATAGCGACCGTCAAGGGGTTGTGGATCATCATGAGCGCCGTGGGTGACATGAGCACCTTCGTACCTGCCATCGCAATGACGGATGCGGCAGAGGCGGCAATACCGTCGATCTTGACTGTGACGTCACCGTGGTAGTCCATCAGCATATTGTAGATTTGGGCGGCTGCCACGCAGTCACCACCGGGCGAGTTGATCCAGACAGTGATATTCCCGGAGCCGGACATCAGCTCATCCTTGAAAAGCTGCGGCGTGATTTCATCGTCAAACCAGCTCTCCTCAGCGATCGTGCCGTTTAAGAACAGGGTTCTCTCTTGGATCTGTTCCTGCGTCTCCTCGTTGGTCACTGTCCTGTTTTTCCAATTCCAGAACTTCTTCATCGGATTTTTCCTCCTTTCCGTTATCGGTGTTGATATTTGCAAAAGCTCCGGCGTTTTGCAGCGGGAGCATATTGCCGTTGATGAGGTATAAGTCGCCGCCGTCCTCTGCCGGGATGCGGTCGAGGTTTTCCAGCTCACGGATGTCGTTGGCAGACATCCAGCCGTTCTGGCGGCCGATGGCGTACCCGTTCATGCGGCTCTGGTAATCGCCGCGGAGCAGACCTTCCAGATTGAACTTCACGAAATACACGGCTTTTTCGTCCTTCGACAGGAGCGACCGTTGAATGGATTGCTCCCAGCGGATGACCCAGGGGTCAAGGGTGTATTTCACAAACTCAAGGGACTGCTGCTCGATATTAGAAAAGCTCGACTTTTCCAGGTCGCCGACCATGTGGGGCGGGACTCGGAAAATTCGAGCAATTTCATTGATTTGGAATTTTCGTGTTTCGAGGAACTGTGCCTGCTCCGGCGAGATGCCGATAGGCGTGTATTTCATGCCTTCCTCCAGCACGGCGATCTTATTGGCGTTACCGCTGCCACCGAAGGTGGACTGCCAGCTCTCACGCACACGCTGAGGGTCTTTGATCGTACCGGGGTGTTCCAGCACACCGCCCGGAGCGGCACCGTTGGCGAAGAATTTTGCACCGTATTCCTCACAGGCAATCGCCATGCCAATGGCGTTCTTTGCCATAGCGATGGGACTGTAGCCCACCAAGCCGTCAAAACCCAAACCGGGAATGTGAAGCACTTCGGATGGGTCAAGATAGACCGTTGAGCCTTTCATGGTGGGTGCATCATCGGACTGGGTGGAATAGAGGTAGTAGAGCTTGCCGTTCTTGTCCCGGTTGACCTCCATGCGGTTGGGCATAAGTGGGTACAACGCCACCACTTCACCTTTGCCGTTTCGGATGATCTGAGCGTAAGCGTTGCCCCAGAGGAGCAGGTGCGTCATGAGCGTTTCTCGGAATACAAAGGAGCTCATCTCCGGGTTCGGCTCATCGTGGAGCAAGCGGTAGAGCGGATGGTCAAGTGCTATAGCTTTGCCGCCGCTGTCCGTGTATTTGTAAAGATGCAGCGGCAGTCCCGCCACAGCCTCCGACAGGATGCGGACGCAGGAGTACACGGCGGTCATCTGCATGGCGGAGCGTTCTGTCACCGCTTTACCGGAGGTCGTGCCGCCGAAGAAAAAGGCGTAGTTGCTGCCCGATGTGCGGTTCTGAGGCTTGTCCCTGGATTTGAACAGCCCTGAAAAAATACCCACCTAAATCACTCTCCTTCAAAATGGGCAAAAGAAAAGCACCTGTCCGTAGACAGATGCTCTCGTTGTGTTGAATTCAGATCGTTTCGGTTTCGCTCAGTTGACGGCTGATGTCCCGTCCACCATAAATTATACGGACGGCATAAACCGTGTTTTGGGTTTCGTCCGGGTAGTAGAAAATGAGATAGTTCTTGACCGGGAAACAGCGCAAGCCTTGATTTTTCCAAGGTTCCTCATCATAAAGCCGATACCGCATGGGCATCTGCTCCAAAGAGAGGATCTCTTTTGTGATCTGCCGCACCAGTTTTACTGCGACCTGCGGTTCCTGCAATTCATAGGAGATGTAGTCCAGAATATCCCGTAGGTCGCGCCTTGCCTGATCGGTGAATTCTACTTCCCAATTCATACGCCGTAATCCCTTTTCAGTTCATCCATGACGCTCTGTGCGGAATGGGTGCGACCAGCACGGATATCTGCCATGCCTTTCTCAAGCTCTGCATCCTGCTGCTCCTTTGTTAAAGATCCGAAAGCCACCGGTTTGCGCTCCGGCAGTTTCATTTCAAACGGAATGCCACGCTGCAGAACGATCTGCCGAAGAAACATACTGACCGCATTGGACATGGGGATTCCCAATTGATCAAGCACCTGTTCTGCCTGCTCTTTGATTTCAGGCTCTACACGCGCGAATACATTAGAAGTTCTTGCCATAGCTTATCGCCTCCTTGCGAATATAGTATACCACTTTTGCTTGCGATATGCAAGCAGTTCGCAAGAAGTTTACAATTTCAGATAAACAGCAGGCCCCTTGTGTCGTATACGCTCTCTACATTCTCATTGCCGCAGCGGATAGCGCGGTCGAGTGCCATTATCGTTGCCACGGCACCGTCGATTTTCTCTGTGGATTTTTCCTTGTCCGGCTTGATGTTGCCGGCCGGGTCGGTGCGGATGAAAATGTTGTCCATCATCCAGCGGAGAACGGGATGCCCGCCGTGGGCTATTTTCTGTTCCAGCACCAGCTTCATCAGCTCCTTGGTGGGCGGGGACATATCCTTGAATCCCTGTCCGAAAGGAACGACTGTGAAGCCCATGCCCTCAAGGTTCTGCACCATCTGCACGGCACCCCAGCGGTCAAAGGCGATTTCACGGATATTAAACCGTTCGCCCAGACTCTCAATGAACTTCTCAATGTAGCCGTAATGAACCACATTGCCCTCGGTGGTCTGTAAAAAGCCTTGTCGCTCCCATACATCGTATGGCACATGGTCACGCCGGACTCGGAGGTCAAGGTTGTCCTCCGGTATCCAGAAGTACGGCAGGATGGTGTACTTGCCATTCTCGTCTTCCGGCGGGAACACCAGAACGAATGCTGTAATATCCGTTGTGGAGGACAAGTCCAGCCCGCCGTAACAGACACGGCCTTCCAGATCGTCCTCGCTGACGGCGAACTCGCATTTGTCCCACTTGTCCATGGGCATCCAGCGCACTGCTTGTTTGACCCATTGGTTGAGTCTTAACTGTCGGAAGGAGTTCTCCTCGCCGGGGTTCTGCTTGGCAGACTCGCAGGCGTCCTTGACCTTGTCGATGCCGACCGTGATGCCGAGGGAGGGATTGGCTTTCTTCCAAACCTTCGGGTCCGTCCAATCGTCCGATTCCTCCGCACCGTAGATGACGGGATAGAAGGTATGGTCGATTTTGCGGCCCTCAATGATATCTTTTGCTTTCTGATGTATCTCATAGCAGATGGACTTCGTATCATTGCCGGCTGTGGTAATGAGGAAATACAGCGGCTGCATACGAGCGTCGCCGGAGCCTTTCGTCATAACATCAAAGAGCTTGCGGTTCGGCTGGGTGTGCAGCTCGTCAAACACCACGCCGTGGGTGTTGAAACCGTGCTTATTACCGACATCGGCGGAGAGCACCTGGTAGATACTGCCCGTTGGCTGATAAATGAGCCGCTTCTGGGAATCCAGTATCTTGACCCGTTTGGAGAGTGCCGGACACATCCGCACCATATCAGCCGCCACATTGAAAACGATGGACGCCTGCTGACGGTCGGCGGCGCAGCCGTAGACCTCGGCACGTTCCTCGCCGTCACCGCAGGTGAGCAGAAGTGCCACCGCAGCGGCAAGCTCCGACTTGCCCTGCTTCTTGGGGATTTCGATGTATGCCGTGTTGAATTGCCGGTAGCCGTTGGGCTTGAGGACACCGAAAATGTCCCGGATAATTTGCTCCTGCCAGTCGATGAGCTCGAAAGGCTTTCTCGCCCAGGTGCCTTTGGTGTGACACAGACTTTCGATGAACATGACGGCATAATCCGCTGCGTCCACATCGTAGTGGGAGGTTTTCTCCATGAACCTTGTGGGCTTATATGTTTTCAGTTTTCTCGTAGAGACCACCTCCTGGGCATAAAAAATACAGCCCTGTGGCTGCTTCGGAATATACGAGAGAAAGAGCCTTTCGGCTCAGTCCCTTTATGAAATTATTGGCTTACCAGTTCTCGCTGTGGAGCAGAAGCTCCAGCGCAAGCTGCGTGTTCTCATCGGCGGGTTCGATGTCCCAGCCTCTGTCGTAGTTGCAGACGATTTTGCCGTCCCGCTTGAGCATCAGCTTGGAAATGCGTCCGCCGTCGATGCCCCACTCGGAACCTTTGTCGTACTGCTTCATCCAGTAGTGAAAAACCTCGCCGTTTACCTTGATGCTGCCTTCTTTCCACATAACCGTGTACCTCCGTTTGTTTTGTTGTGAGTGTATATTACCTCTGAAGTGCGGATATAGCCAGTCATTTCGGAGGCATATAGTACACGATCATTCGGAGTAAAAACTGTGTATTTTACAGCGTTATTCCGGCTGGCGGCAGCGGTGAATGGAGGCGATGATCTGCTCCTGCTCATCCGGTTTTACGCCGATGGAATCGAGCGCCTCCCGTGTGCCACAATCCGGGCAGATGAGTGTTTCGTTGTCGAGCCTTGAAAGAGCCGGATGCTCCCGGTAAGCTTGCCCGCACCTGGGACAGACCGATATTCGGATGATTTTATTTTCCCTCATGATGTTCCTCCCCACATTTGAGATAAGCGTCTATCAGCACAAGCCGGTCAAAGCCAAAATCGTCGTAGCCCTGGATGCAGGTCTGCATATAAGGAATGGACGGAATGCCGATGGGCCTGTCCTCATGCATGATGTACACGAATACCCGGCGCTTACGGATTTTGCCCGTGCGGATACCCTTGATTGGTAGGGTCAACTCCTTCTTGTAATAGAAGTTCGGGAAGCCCTCGTAATGGTCCAGGGCTTTTTCATCCTCTGCGGTGACTTCCCATACAGCAACAGGAACTGAGACGCCGGACTTCTTTTCCACCGTAAGGTAAGAGCCTGTTTTGCTGCCCTTGAAAAGCAGTTCGTAATCCTTGAGAACCGATGTGCCGATGATCCGTGCCGACGGGCAGCGCATCCGCATCTGACGGACATTGAGGTTGCTGCCGTAAGCGATGTAATAGCGTTTTTCCATAAAAAATACTCCTTTCCGAAGTTGCCTTCTACCACCGAAAGCCCGCCATCAGCGGGTTCGGGGGCCTCTGGGCTGCGTCCTTCAAGCGGCTGCTCTGCCGCTGCGGAAAGCTGCATCCCCATCCAGGCGCTTCGTGAGGAGCTCTCTTGCGGTCTTGAACTCGTCGCCAATAAAGCCGAGGCGAAGGAGCCAAGTGCGCATTGCGTATTTGGGGTTCTCGTTCTGCTGGGGCTTGGGGCTTGCGGTTCTGACTGTCTTTGCCATCTGGCTCAGGGCGAGGCAGAGCTGAATGTAACTCTTGAGCTGGCCAGCGTGGAGTCCGTTCTGCTTGCCGTCTGCCGGAGCATCGAACTGGAAGAGCCGGAACTCGACCGTTCCCTTGGTGAAGGTGGCGTGGAGGTTCAGCATATGGTAGCGGCTGTCGTTGTAGTGCTGGCTTCTGCCGTAGTCGGCGTTCTGGCTGCCGTACCAAATATCAGCCAAGGCTGCCATGGTGGTGGGTTTTCTGTTGTTCAGCCGTTCCAGGAATCTGGGGTCAACCGTGCGGCAGTAGCGGCTGATGCGGCCTCTGTCGAGGTTCAGTGCGATTGCTAGGAGGTCTTCGTGGCTTGCCATGATGTTTGCGAGGTTTCGGAGCGTTTGGGGCGTGTGTCCCTTGGCACCGATGTGGATGTGAACACCGCAGCCTCTGGTGGCATCGCTTTTTGCTCCGGCTTTGCGGAGGCGGCGAACCAGCTCCTGCAAGGTCTCCATGTCAGCGTAGGTGAGGATCGGCGTGACCATCTCGCATTTCTCGCTGTCCAGGCCCGCGATGCTGACGTCCTTCTGGAATTTCCACTCGCGTCCGCTCTCATCCCAAGCCGACCAAGTGCAGTAGCCGTTGCGGCAAGCGGTGTTCTCGTACCGCCCAGTACCGAAGAAGGTGGCTGCCAGCCTTGCGGCCTTCTCTCTGGTGATGCTGTTCATTTCGACCTCGACCCTGAAGTGCCCCCAAAAAGTTAGACAATATTTTGAAGTAAAAATTGTTCAAGCAGCCGAAAGGGCTTGCTGTCTGTGAATTGCAGGCGGCAAGCCCTTTAGTTTTGCCTTGATCCTGCGGTTGTTGTAGTAATCTAGATATTCGATCAGTTCCCGTTTGAAGTGTTCCATGGAGCGGAACTCCT